GACCTTGTCCTGAATGATCTGATTCTGCCCGGCGAGCCGCCCGACGAGATCGTCATCCCGGCGCGCGAAATCATTCACGACCCGATGGTGACGCTGTTTCATCCGCTCGTCGGCGTCACGCCGCTCTTTGCGTGCGGCCTGGCCGCGCAGCAGGGCCTGACGATTCAGACCAAGAGCGAACAATTTTTTCGCGGCGGCTCGCATCCCGGCGGCGTCCTGACCGCACCCGGCGAAATCGGCGAGGAGCAAGCGAAGCGGATCAAGGCGTACTGGGAAGAAAACTTTTCCGGCGAGAACATCGGCCGCGTCGCGGTCGTCGGCAAGGGCCTGAAGTACGAAGCGATGACGGTCAGCGCCGCCGATGCGCAGCTGATCGAGCAATTGAACTGGACCGCGAAACAGGTCTGTACGTGTTTCCACGTCCCGCCCGCGCTGCTCGACCTCGACGACACGCCGACCGGCGATGTCGAGGCGCTGTGGCTGAAATATCACTCGCAGTGTTTGCAATCGCTCCTGACGAATCTCGAGACGTCCCTCGATGAAGGGCTCGAACTCAATCGGCCGTTCGGGACCGAATTCAACATCGACGATCTGATCTGGATGGTGACGTCGACCAAGACCAAAGCGGCCGCGGAAGCGATCGGCGCCGGCGCGCTCTCGCCGAACGAGTCGCGCAAGAAATGGTTCGGCTACGGCCCGGTCAAGGGCGGCGAGACGCCGTACATGCAGCAGCAGAATTATTCGCTGGCCGCGCTCGCCGACCGCGACGCCGATGCACCGTTCTCGAAAGCGGCGCCCGCGATGCCGGGTCCGTCGGCGTTGCCGGCGGCCGATGACGCGGCCGACGAAAAGGCGTTCCTCGCGCTGCTGCAAAAAGCCTTTCCCGAGGTGCGCTATGCGGCCTGAGGTCCTCGCGGATTTACTGGGACAGACCGTGCGCGGGCTGGTCGCGCCAATCGCGCTGCAGGTCGCCGAGCTCGAGGCCGGCGGCGGGCGTGCGGCCATCGCGCTCGACGCGGTCCACACCACGCTCGGCGACCTGGGCACCCGGCTGGCGACGCTCGAAGCGCGCGCGCCCGTCCCCGGCCCGGCGGGTCCGCCGGGAGAACCGGGTCCGCCCGGGCCGGCTGGGCGCGACGGCCTCGACGGCAAGAGCCTGCAGTACCTCGGCGTGCACGTCGCCGGCAAGACCTACGACGCCGGCGACCTCGTCACCGACGACGGCTCGGTGTTCTACTGCGCGCGGACGACGACGGCCAAACCCGGCGCGACGCACGACTGGCAATTGATGGTGAAACGCGGCCGCGATGCCCGAGGGCCGCGATGACGCTCGCCACGCTCGACGAAGCCAAATTGGCGCTGCATATCACCGACCCGGCGCGCGACGCCGAGGTGACGATGTTCCTGGCGCAGGCGAGTTTCTTGATCTACCAGTACGTCGGCACCCAGGCCGATCCGACCTGGGATGAGACGACCGCGCCGGATGACGTCCGCGCCGCGACGCTGCATCTACTGGCGGGCATGTTTGAACATCGCGGCGACGACGCCGCCGACGGGCATGACGAATCTCTGTGGGCCGGCGTGTCGCTCTATCTGATGCGGCGGCGAGATCCGGCGCTGGCCTAAATGCTGACCAAGACCGCGCCGAACAGCATCGGCCAGATGCAGCAGCTCGTCACGTTCGAGGCGCCCGGCGCGCCGGTCCCCGACGGCGAGGGCGGCTATACCGAAACCTGGGCGCCGCTCGACCCGCCGACCTGGTATGTCCGCGTCCGGCCGGCGACCGCGCGCGATGCGGAGCGCGTCACCGCCGGCACGGTCATCACGCACGTCTCGCACATCGTGCACGGCCGCTGGCATCCCGGCGTGACGACGCGGACGCGGATGCGCTGCAAGGGTCACGTCTACCAGGTGACGAGCGTCGTCAACCTCGAGGAGCGCGATCGCGAAATGGAACTCGTCGCGGACCTGCAAAGCTAATGAGCGCGAAACTGACCCTCCGCGGCGTCGACGACCTGCTGGCGGAGCTCGCGCGCCTGGCGCCCGACCTGACGCGCGAGGCGAGCACGTTGCAACACACGATCGCCGAGGACACCGTGACCGCGATTCGCGCCGCCTACCCGTCGGTGACGGGACGGCTGCGCAATAGCGTCCGCGCCGAGCGTCTCAGTTCGGGCTCGCCCGCGCGCGTGTTTACCGAGGTGACGGTGTCGGCGCCCTATGCGCATTTTGTCGAGTTCGGCACGGCGACGACGCGGCCGCGCGCGGCGTTTGTCCCGCTGACGCGCCAGGGGCGCGAACGCTTCGCCGCCGCGGTCATCGATCGCGTCGAAGCGCGCGGCCTGGTCGTCAAGGGAAGGCTCAGCAATGGCTGACGCCGGCCTCGTCGACGCGGCGGTCGTCGAAGTCCTCGCCAATGATGCGGCGCTGACGGCGCTCTGTCCCGACGGCGTCTATTGGGACGTGCGCCCGGGCGGGTCGCCGGCGCCGGTCGCGTTCGTGATCGTCTCGCACTTTGATTTTCGCGTGGCGCCTGGGTTCGGCGCGTCGCTCTACGAACGCCTGCTCTATTGGGTCGTCGCGCGGATCATGGCGCCGAGCAAAGTCCCGGCGCGCCAGGCGGCGGCGCGGATCGACGCGCTCCTGGACGGCCAGATCCTCGACCTGACCGCCGCCGGCTATACCGCGATGGCCTGCACGCGCGTCAATCGGCGCGCGGACACCGATGTCGATCCGGTCAACAAGGCGACGTGGCATTACCACGGCGGCCTCTACGAACTCATGAGTTATCCGACGTAACGAAAGGACCTCGACATGGCGCGACGACACGGCAGTACAGGCCAAGTGAAAATGGACCCGACCGGCGGATCGACGACCGTCGTCGTCGGCGACCTCAACAAGTGGACGATCGACCTCTCGCGCGACAAGGCCGACGTCACCTGTTTCGGGGACACCAACAAGCAATACGTCCTCGGCCTCCCCGACATCCAGGGCGAAATCGGCGGCGTCTGGAACGAGGCGAGCACGCCGGACTTCCTGCGCGTGGCCTTGGGGAATGAGCCGGTCATGCTCGAACTGATCCCGTCGACCTTGACGCCGACGCACATGTTCACCGGCCTGGCGTATCTCGACGCCGGCATGGAAGTCGCGGCCGACGGCGCCGTGACGATCGATGGCTCCTTCGTCGCGGCCGGGCCGTGGACGCTCGAACCCGCGGCGCTGCCGCGCGAGGGGCGCGACGGCCGGACGAGCGACGCGCGCCGCGACGGCACGGCCTGACGCGATGCTCGACGCGCCGCGAGTACTGCTGCGCGGCAAGGCCGACGCGCGCGGCCTGGTCAAGCATGCGTATCACACCGCGGCCGAGGTGAGCGGGTTTGTCATCACGGTCGATCCGGCGACGCGCCGGCTGACGCTCGGCGGACAGGTGCACGCGCGCTCGCCCTGGCTGACCGCGCGCCCGCTGGTGTTTGTCGTCACGACCAAGGCCGGCGCGCTGCGCTGGCCGATCGACACGCTCGCCGTCGATGCCGGCGGGCAGGTCGTCGCATCGCTCGGCGAGCTGCTGAAGGAGGACTGATGTCGATACGTGTGCGCCGGCCGGCGACGACCCGGCTCGAGCTGTCCGACGAGGATTACCTCGTCGTCAAACAGGACCTGACCGCGGGCGAATACCGCGAGCTGATGCGCGCGTCGACGCGCCTGGTGACCGCGCCCGGGCCCGACGGCGGCGTGACGTCGAAGCTCGAAGTCGACCGCGTCGAGGCCGGCATCGCGATGGTCCTCGCGTATCTGCTGGATTGGAGTTTCGCCGACGCGGACGGCAAGAAAATCGCGATCGCCGATCAACCGATCCACGTCGTCAAGGCCGCGCTCGACTACATCGCCAGCGATGCCTACATGGAAGTGCAGACCGCGATCCAGGCGCATCAAGGCGCGCGCGCGGCGGCGGTCGCCGAGGAAAAAAAAACCCGGACTGGCGCGCCCTCACCCGCCAGGACTTTGACCTCTGTCGGGTGATGGGCTGGACGTGGCGCGACGTGCAGGACGTGCCGCAGGTGATTTATGACGAACTCATCGCCTATCTGCTCGACGCCCAGGACGCTACCCGGCGACGGTGAGTCATGCCGTTAAGCGCCGCGTTCATCGCCGATTTTTCGTCGTTCGATCAGGCGGTCCAGACGTCGGTCGCGCATCTGCGCGGCTTAGAAACCGCCGGCGAGAAAGTCGATGCGTCGCTGCAACAGGTCACGCGGTCCCAGGACGCGCTGCTCGATGAAATCGGCGCGTCCGGCGGCCACATCCAGGCCCTCGGCACGACCGCGACCGCGACGAGCGGGGACGTCAATACGCTGTCGCAAAGTTACCGGCAATTTGACGGCGTGCTGCAAGCCGCCGGGATCAACATCGGCCCACAGGTCAAAGGGCTCGAGGACATTGCCAGCGCGGCCGGCAAAGGCGCGACGGAACTCGGCCTACTCGGCAGCGCGGGCCTCGTCGTCGGCACGGCGATGGCCGCGTGGAACATCGGCAAGATGATCGGCGAGATGACCGGCCTGACGAAAGCGATCGAGGACCAGGCGGCGGCCTGGATGGGCCTCGGCAATATGGCCGAGCAAACGGCGGGCGCGAAACAGGACGTCATCAACCGCGCGATCGCGCAGGGCGCGCGCGAGACGATCTCGTACACCGAAGCGATCAAGTACAACAGCGACCAAGCGCAGATCAACGCCGACAAGCACATTAATTGGCGCGATCGACTCGCTGATGCCCAGCGCGAAGTCCGCAACCTCACCGCCGCGCAACGCGAGGACATCGCGATCGCGCAGGAAGCCGGCGCGACCACCGAACAGCTGACCCGCAAGTACGGCATCTCGGCGCAGGGCCTCGAGGCGCTCGCCGATCGCCACAAGCTCGCGGCCGCGGCGACCGCGCTCCATACCAGCGAATCCGAAAAGCTCGCCCGCGCCAAAGAGGCCGAGGCCGCCGCCCTCGACAAGGCGTACGCGAAATTGATGTCGGACGTCAACAACGCCAACGGGCTCGCGCAAATGGAAGCCGACGCCGCGGCGATGCAGGCGGCGGCCCTGCAAAAGAAACTCGAAGCCGGCGCGAACTGGATGGCGCAGGTCAACGAAACGGCCAAGGCGACGCGCGCCTATACGGTCGAACAAGACGCGTTGACCGCGGCGAATGATGCCCTCGGCAAGAGTGTCGAACAGACCGGCGCCGCGCATCTCGACGCCGGCATCGCCGCGGCGGTCGGGACCGCGCAGACCGTGGCCGGCTATCAGGCCGTGCAGCAACAAGTCGCAATCACCGCGGACGGCGTCCGCGGCTGGTTGGATCTGATGCGCATGACCAATGCGGCCAACGCGCTCCTGAATACGAACTCGCTCTTTACGACGTCGTCGACGCTCGAGAACCAGGCGCGGCTCGGGACGGCGTTCTCGCCGATTCCGGGGATGGGCGGCGGCGGCCCGACGACCAATGTGACGAACACCTTCAACCTGACCGACAGCGAATCGAATCTCGCGAAGCGCGTCAGCGACTTGATCATGCAGCAAGTCCGATCGGGGACGCAGTTGGGGATGGCCTAATGGCATTCGACGCGCACAAAAATCTGGCGATCGCGACGGTCGCGACGCCGCCGAGTCCGGCGCCCAGTGGCGCGACGCTCACGGTCGGCGCCGGCGAGGGCGCGCGGTTTCCCGCGCCGCCGTTCAATGCGACGGTGTGGCCGGCCGACCAGCCGCCGACGCCCATCAATGCGGAACTCGTCCGCGTCACCGCGATCACCGGCGATACCTTCACGCTGACGCGCGCCCAGGAAGGGACGACGGCGCGGACGGTCGTCGCCGGCGACCTCCTCGCCGCGACGATCACCGCGAAAACGATCACCGACCTGGAGAGCGGCACCAACTTCCCGCTGATTGCGACCGAGACCGTCGCGGCCTCCGGCGACATCTCGGCGAATACCGTCCTCGTGTTTACCAATCCCGGCCTCAATAACGCGGTGATCAAGCGCGCCACGGCCGACGGCGCGGACACGCTGCGGTTGTTTGTCTGCGGCGGCGGCGAGGCCTCGCCCGATCGCGGCAGTTATTTCTGGCTGGCCGGCAACGAAGGCCCCGACGCGGGCGCGCTGTCGCTGGTTGCCGGCAACATGCCCGGATCGGGGATTCAGTTTTTCACCGGCAACCTCGCGCTGCGCGGCAAGATGCACCCGTCGGGCGGCTTCAGCTGGGGCGGCGTGCCGGACCCCGGCGCCGGCAACATTGGCGCCGTCGCGTTTACGACCGGGTCGGATGCCCGCCTGAAAGACGATCGCGGGCCGCGGATAACGCCCGACGTCCTCCGCCGCACCGTCGTGCATGACTTCACGTGGAAAGCCGATGGCACGCCCGGCCGCGGCGTCTTTGCGCAGGAAGCCGCGGCGGTCGCGCCGTTTGCCGTCACCGTCGGGACGGATGACATTGATGACGACGGGCGGCTGCTCCGCCCCTGGGGCGTCGATTACGCGAAGTACGTCCCCGACCTGATTGTGGGCTGGCAATATCTCGAGGCGGAGGTGACGCGCCTGCGCGCGCAAAACGCGGCGCTCGACGCGCGCCTGGCCGCGCTCGAGGCCGCCGCGGCGAAGGGCTGAGCGATGTTCGGCGGTATCTATTTCGCCGGCGCGACGTTTGCGGGCGCGCTCGGCGTCACCGGGCCGCCGCCCGTCACGCCGCCGCCCGACACGACCGCCGCGATCACGATCGACGGCGTCGACGTCAAGGCCCGCGTCCGGATGAAGGGCCTGACGATTCACGACATCTTGAACGACGCGCCGAACACGGCCGCGTTCGTGATCGAGGGCGACGGGCCGGCCGTCGGGCAGCGCGTGCGCATCACGATCGACGAGGGCCGGCGCGTGCTGTTTGCCGGCGAGGTCCAAAGCGTCGATCAATCGTTCGCGCCGACCCCGACGCATCTCGCCTGGGCGGTCGCCGCGATCGATGATACGGCGCGCGCCAATCGGCGCCGCCCGTTCGGGACCTGGGTCCAGACCTCCGCGACGACGATCGCGCAAACCATCACGACAACCTATGCGCCGGACTTTTCGACGGCCGGCATTGCCGGCGCGTTGCCGGCCGTGTCGATCGTGTTCGACGGCAGTGACACGTTCATCGCCGCGCTGACGCGCCTGGCGACGGCGATCGGCGGCTATGCCAAGGTCGAGGACAGCATCGTCTATCTGTTCCAGGTCGACGCGACGGCGCCACCCGATCCGATCGACGTCGATCACCCGTTCCTGTTTGAGCCGGCGATCCGCGCCGTCGTCGATAGTTCGCAGCTGCGGACGCGCGTCTACGGCAAGGGCTACGGCGAAGCGATCCAGGCCGACGTCGCCGCCGGCGAGACGCTCATCCCGATCGAAAACGGCGCCCAGTTTCCGGCGCTCGGAGGGTCGGCGATCGCCGGCACGACGCCCGACGGCGCGCAATCCGAGCGGCTTGCCTTTACCGGCGTGGCGCTCGCCGGCGCGGGGACCCTGGTCGGGCCGGGCGCCGGACCCGCGGGCGCGCCGCGCCTGGGCCTGGCCGCCGGCGCCGGCGTCGATAGTGGGCGCCATGACGTCGCGGTCGTGTTCGTGACCGCGCTCGGGAAATCGCTCGCGGGCCCGATCGCCTCGATTGACGTCGGCGTCTTGGCACCGCCGGCGACCGCGCCGACCGCCGGTCCCGCCACGCCGGGAACCGGACCCGATCAGGGCGTGCATGATTACGCGGTCGCGTTCGTGACGGCGTTCGGCGAGACGACGCCCAGCCCGATCAGTAATGCCATCACCACCAATGCCGCGGTCGGGGCGACGAATCCGGTTGAGCCGACGGGACCGAGCGGTTTCGTGGCGGGCACGACGGGCGGCAATCTCACGCCAGGGCAGACGTATTCGTACTACTTTACGTACACGACCGCGCGCGGAGAAACGATCGCCCCCCCGTTCGCGCTGACCAGCACCTTGACGGCCGCCCAAAACGCCGTCGATGTCCCGCTGACCGTGCATCCCGACGCGCGGGTCACGGGTCGAAGAATCTACCGCTTAACGGGCGGCGGCAATTCATCATTGTCGCACCTGTGCGCGACCATTCCGAATAACACGGCGACACACCATCTCGACACCGTCGCCGACGCCTCGATTGCCGGGAATCCCCCGCCGCCGGCCGTCGACACGACCGCGGACCCCGGCACGGCGGTGCAACGGATCCCGCTGACGAATATCCCGCCCGGGCCCGTCAACGTCACGGCGCGGAAACTCTATCGCCGGTTCAATGGCGCGGGCACCTCAAACTCGTCACGACGCTCGCGAATAACACCGCGACGACCTTTACCGACGCGGTCGCCAATAGTGCGCTCGGCGCCGCGGCGCTCGGGACCGCGACCGCGATCGGAAATCAAATCGCCGTCGACGGCATTCCGACCGGCGCCGGCAGCGTCACCGGGCGCGAACTCTACATGAGCCCGGTCGGCTCACCGACCCGCAAGCGCGCCCTCGTCCTCGCCGATAACACCACGACGACGGCGACGATCACGACCTCGGACGCGCAGCTCGCCGCCGCGATCGGCGAACCGAGCGCCGATGCTTCCGGCCTGCAGCAGCCGCAAGGCCAGGTCAACGCCGGCGCGACGGTCCTGCCGGTCGCCGCGGCCGCGACGTTCCGCCCGGCGGGCGGCTGGGTCGTCCTGAGCGGCGGGCAAGTCGTCCGCTACCGCGGGATCACCGGGCAGACGCTGACCGGCATCCCGGCGGCCGGCGCCGGCGCGATTGGGACGACGGTCCTTTATGGCAGCCAGGCCATCCCGGCGCCGATGCTCGTCGGCGTCACCGGCCTCACGGTCCCGCTGTTGAAAGGGTCGGCGATCCATCTCTGGGTCCAGCGGGACGACCTCCTCGCCCAGGCCGAACAGCGCGCGCGCGCCAGCGGGGACGGCGTCATCGAACACCTGCTGGTCGACATGCGCCGCGGCCTCGAGTCCCTGACCGCGCGGTGTGATGCGGACCTCGCCCGGTTTTCCCGGCCGCTCGTCACCGTCACGTATGCGACGCGCGACATGAAAACGCGCAGTGGGAAAACGATCACCGTCGACCTCGGCTCGCCGCGCATCCAGGAAGCGGTGACGATCCAGGACGTCACGATCACCGACATCGATCAGGTCCCCGGCCTGGCGCCGCGCTATACGGTGACGGCGTCGAATGTCCGCTTCTCGCTCGAAGATACGCTGCGCCGCGTGATCGCCGGCGGGCTGATTGTCGGCGGCTCCTCGTGATCGGCGCGCGCGCCGGCCTCGCGCTGCTGGTCGCGATCGCCGTGACCGCCTGCGCGGCCGGCCTCTGGCTCGGCCCGCTGGCGAGCGTCGACGAGTACGCCGACGTCCACGTCCGCATCTATCGCGCCGGCGTGCAGTGCCGCGTCGAAGTCCTCGCGGCGACGGAAACGATTCAGACCGCGGTGACGCGCTGTGTCACGCTGCCGCGCCGACCGCGGACGAACTAACGAAAGGACGATCCCGATATGACGACTGCCCCACGCGATCCCGTTGTCACGACGTTCCGGAGCTCGGGCGGGTTCTATCTCTGCGCGGACCAAGGCGGCGGCGGCCTGGTGACGTGCGATCGCCCGCTGCCCAATCAAGATCCGGCGACCGTGCCAGGCGCATGGGAAACGTGGACGGTCCACACCTGGGACGACGCGCGCGTCTCGCTGCAAGCGCCGAACGGCATGTTCCTGTGCGCCGAGCCCGACGGCCGCGTGATCTGCGATCGCGTCGAGAGCGGCGACTACGAACGCTTCGCGATCGAGGTGCGCGATGTCGGCGTCGCGTTCCAATCCTTCCACGGTAAATATCTGTGCGCGCTCGAGGGCGGCGGCGGCGCGGTGACGTGCGATCGCCCTCGGCCCGATCAGGACCCGTCGACCGTGCCGGGCGAATGGGAATTCTTCGCGTCGTCGGCCGACTTCTGGACGCCGCCGATCGTCGTCGTGCCGAATCCGAACCGGCTCGCGGGCGCGCTCGCGCGCGACGCGCGCGTGATCAGTGATGCCAGCGGCCCGCGGATCATCATGGGCTGTCACTTCATGGAAGGGTTCTCCGCGTACTGCTGGGGAAAATCCGTCGGCGGCCTCGACGTCCGCGCGCAGCTCGACATCATCGCGCAGAAATACGGCGCCGTGCGGAACCTCGACGTCCTCGGCTACTGGGACGCGAATCGCCCCGGCGACGCGGACGAGTGGGAAGCCTGGAAAGGCCGCGAGGTCACGCCGATCGGGTTCATCGCCAACAGCGAGCGGTACATTCCGCCGACGCCCGACTACTGGGACCGCAAGCGCGAATACGTGACGCTGCTGCACGAACGCGGCCTCAAAATCTTCGACGACCGCGGCGACATGAACTCCTGGACCGAGGACCAAAAGCTCGATCACATGTTCATCAACGGCGAGTTCTACGCGAGCCTGCCCTTCGGGCGCGAGGTCCTCGCCGGCCTATGGGCGATCAACGAGGCATGGCAAAACGGCGGCGACGACCGTGACCTGCTCTGTCGCATGATCGCCGCGTTCGAAGGCGGCGCGGGCTGGCTGCCGGCGGTGTGCGGCTTGTCGGCGCCGGGCGGCACGTCCGATCCCGAGGCGCTCGCCGCGACCGACCCGTTGATGACGGCCTGGGAACCCGAAATGCCGGACTCGTTCGAATACTGGTCCGACCACCCCGCGACCGTCATCACCGTCCACGGCAACCGCGGCGACCACACCCACATCATCGAGCACTATTTTGGCTACGGGTACGACGAACAGATGCGCGACTTCGGCAAGGTCGCCTTCAATACCGAGCCGGTCGGCGGCGGCGACGGCGTCAGCGTCGGCCAGGTCAACGATCCGGAGCTGCTCTGCGGGTTGACCGCGGCCGCGCTGCTGGGCGGGCAGCCGTGGGTCTTCATGTCCGGGAACGGCGTCTTTTGGGACGGGCCGATTCACGACATGCCCGGCTTCGCGGAAGTGGCGCGGCTGCCGGAATTCCTGCCGACCGACATCGCGACCTTCCCGGTCGTCTGTCACGCCGGGACCCGCTTCGCCGGCGTGCGCATCCTGGCCGCCGTCGACCCGACGCGCGCTGAACACGCGATCGCGCCCGATGGGCGCTTCGTCATCGTCGTCCACACCCAGGAGCACGCCGGCAACGCGCTGCCGTGCGAACGATCGTGCGCCGAGTTCACCGTGATCAACATGGTGACGGGCCAGACCGAACGGACCGGCCCGCTCGCCGCCGGCCAGTCGTTCCAGCACGGCGGCGTCGCGCGCCTGGTCGTCGGGCAGCTGCAGCCGTCGGTCGCGGCCGCGACGATGCCGACCTGGGACCGCATCATCGCGACGGTCCGCCGGCGTGCCGGCCGGCTCGATCGCCTCGCGCGCCGGCTGCCCGGCACAGGCTGGACGGCATGAAGGCCCGCCGCATCAACGGACACCGGGCGGCGACCTTACCGCGGCCGGCGGCGCCGACCTGCCCGAAACGCTGCGACACGGCGACGCCGCCCGAACATCACGGCGGCGATCAGTACGTCTGTATTTGTTGCGGCACGCAGTTCACCTGGAAAGGACCGCCATGATCACGCTCGCCCTCGTCCTCCGTCTCGTCGCGCTCGGCTGTTTCGTCGCGGCGGCATTCAACGTCCCGAGCGCGCGCGTCAACCTCGTCGCCGTCGGCCTGGCGGCCTGGGTGACGTCGACCCTGCTTTAGGGCGCGGCGATGCGCGGATCGTACGCCTGCAGCGCCGCCGCCACGATCCGCGCGACGCGGCGCGCGCCGGCCGCGGCCAGGTGCACGCGATCCGGCAGGTAAAACCGCGGGTCCCGTTCCTGACCGGCCTGCCCCATCTCCGGATCGCGCGCGAGGTCGATCAGCCCGTCGCCGCGTCCCCGGCCAACACGCAGCCAGGCATTCACCTGCTGGCGGCGCCATTCGTAGTTGGGGGACAGGCCGACATCGGCGCGCGGCAAGAGCGTCGCGAGGACGACCGTCCAGCCGACCGCGCGCCGCCGCGCCGCATATTGCTGCAGATGGGCGATGGCCTCGGCCGCGGTCGCGCCGAAGTACAGATCATTGGCCCCTTCCCACATGACGACGAGGCCGGGCCCGGCGCGGAGCCACGGATCGACATTGGTCGCGGCGAGCCGGTCCTGGTCGACGGTCGTCGAGCCGATCGCCGCGACGTTGACCGTTTGCAGCGCGGCCGGGACCGTGATCAGGCTCGGATACGCGGGGACGCCGCCGCGCGAGGCCGTCAGGCTGTTGCCGTCAAAGACGATCACGCGCAGGGGGTCGGGCGGGCGCGTTCCGCCGCGGCCACACCCGGCGGCGGCGAGCGCGACGAGGACGACGATTCGCACACACACCGCGCACACACACGGATTTCTAGTATGCATAATTAGGCCTAATTCTGAACCTGTCTCACTGGTGGAGTGTGTGCGCTCTGCGCGTCGTGATCGCCGTAAGTTGTTGATTTGATTGGTGCGCCCGGCAGGACTCGAACCTGCGACCTTCGGTTTAGGAAGCCGTTGCTATGCCTTGAATTGCCCTGATTTTGTTGATCGAATTTGCCTCGCACACACAACTCGCACACACAACGAGGCGGATTGGCCCTCATTTCCGCTCAATCTTGACCGCGCTGTCCGACGGCCGCGCGATCGTCTCGTTGACGCGCCGGCACATGCGCTGATGCCCGTCGAGCGCGGCCGCGCGTGAGCTGTAGCGGTCCATCTCGCCGTCCAGGACGCCGCCAAACACCAGCGTCTCCCAGAGGATCGGCTGACCCTTGCCGTTGAAGTTGTGATTGAGGCCGAGGAACACGGTCGACACCAGAACGCCGTCGGGCGCGGCGTGTTCGTCGCGGTCCTGGGCGATCAGGCGTTCCCCGGTTTTTGTCGCGGCTTCGAACCAGCGACCCCATTCCAGAATGTCGTCGCAGCACTGCGGCTCGCCGTCGCGCAGGATGTAGTAGTCGCTCGGCATCAGCTACACCCATGACTCCACAATGACGGGGTCATCCTGCGGGTCGCGCCCAAGGTTGAACAACCCGTCAGGCAGCGCGTGGCGCGCTTGTTCCAGCGTCTCAGCGACCGCCAGCGGCTCGGCATCAGCGCGCGGCTCGGTGGTCCCTTTGATGACGCGATGCACCCGCACGACAAACCGCTGGCCGTAGTCCTTGGTGTTAGTCGTGATCGTATACACCGCCATCACCTCATCGTCGAACACATGACAATGGCCGCAGTACTTCTGCGCGGCGTCATGCGGATTGTGCGACGTGCGACCGCAGAGCGGGCAGGTGAACATCAACCGATTCTAGGTTTTCTCGACGACGTGAAAATCGCGGACGGTCGCGCCTGGTTTCGGCGTCTCCGGGAACCACTTCGCGCGCATCTTGTCGATCGCCAGGGCGACCCGTTCCGGCACGGCGGATTGCGTGTAGCGGTCCGTCGTCTTCAGGCTGGCGTGCTGTCCCATTTCCTGCACCGCGCGAATGTCGCCGGTCTGCCGGTAGGCATCGGACAAAAACGAGTGCCGCGTGTCGTACGGATAGCAGTTCTCCGGGACCGTACTGATGAATTGATCGAGCATCGTCCGGTCGCCGCTCTGTTCGGCCTCCGCGACGAGCGCCTTCCGCGCATTCTTGACGGCGCGTTTCCAACTCTGGCGCATGCTAGAGCGGGAAAAGGTTTTGCCCCACAGACCGGCGCGATCGTAATCGCGCAGCGCGTCGACGGCCGCGGGCAGTAAGTCGATCCAGACGCCGGCGGCGCCCTTGCCTTTCTTCCGCGGCGGGAAAAACAATTTGCCTTCGCGGAAGTTGATGCGCCGGCGGTCGAGGCGCTCCAAGGACTTCTGCGGGAGTCCCGTCCAGCCCATGACCCGGAGGCGGACTTTGGTTTCACTGTGATCGGGCCGCGTGCCGCCTTTCACCGCGCGCCCGCGGTCCGGCATCGTCGCCAGGATGCGGACGAGGATCGGCATCAGTAGCCCGCGCGGTTCGGCCTTCGGCGGCGCCAGGTACGCGATCCCGTCGGTCGGCAGCGTGATGTCCTCGTCGTCGTCGGCGCCGAGCGTCCAGCGCAACACGTCGGCCAGGATACGGCGCCGATGATTGACCGTCGTCGGCGCGTAGTCGTCGGCGGTCCAGGCGGTGAGCTGCGCGCGCACTTGTGAGCGTTTGAGGTCGGCGACCGGCACGGCGGCCAGTGACGACTCGCGCCAATTGGCGATCAGCCCATGATCGTCGGCGCGCTTGTCGTGGACTTTCCTTCCGTCGCTGCGATCCGGCGTG